TTTACAAGAATCATAAGTATCTTTAACATATGAATTATCAATGTGAGCACATACTGGAATACGCATTCCTTCTTTCATTTTTGAACCAATTATTGGAACAACTTTGTGATTTTCTCTGACCAAATGACTATGACTTGTAGTTGTTTCAACAACTCTTCCACTTCTTGTAAAAACTTTCATCATCTGACCATTTACAGGATGTTTGCTAATATGAGATATTTTATTCCAGCTTGTTTTCTCATTTTCTGATACTCCAATAATATAATATTCATTTTCTAATGAATCAATAATTGTTTCAACACTATTTTGATGTCCTGTGTTTAAAGTTAAATGTGGATTTAAATTAATTAATTCATCACAGAAATTTCCCATAATAATAGATTTAAATGTTATTTCTCCTGTTGATTTATTTTTAATAACTATTTTATGTTGGGAATTAAACGGGACAGACATCTGGGTCGAGACCTCGCCAATACTTTGTCCAGCTATCATACCCACCATTTCTCCAGGTGAAATAATAGATTTCTTATAATTAATTGTAATAGTATCTAATAATAATATTAGTGCTTTCATATTAAATCTCTTAATTACAAGTAATTCTTTTGGAGATAAATAATAATAATATAATGTTTCAAATAATTTAGTTGGTGGTGAATAATATATTGTCTTTAATTTTTCAAAATTATTTTTAATTAATTCATAAGCTTCAAGAGGTGAAATATCAACAAGTGATGATGATGATATACCACATTGTCCCTGAATATTATTAATAATATAATTAAATGCTACTTGACAATTAACAATTTTATCACCTTTATTTTTAAATACATTTTTAATAATTTTTTTTCTGGTTTCAATCATTTCTTCAATTAATTTATTCATTTCAATTGCAAATTTTTCTTGTTGTGATTTTAGTTTTGCCATTTTACTTTTAATAAATATGTTATTAAGTGTTTTAACTTTACCACTCTCTTCAGGAATAAGATAATGATTGTAAATATCTTGAATGCTCATTTCAACAATTGGAATTTCTTGATCTTCAACTTTTGTAGTATCAATTCCATCTTCTCCATAAGAGAATTGAACAATTTTATTTTTATTAGTTCTTACTGTCATATCATAATTAACCATTAAATCTTCAAGAGCTTTAATTAATCTTCTTTGAATATAACCAGTAGTAGAAGTTTTTACAGCAGTATCAATAAGACCAATACGTCCACCCATTGCATGCATGAATAGTTCTTGAGGGGTCAAGCCATTTATATAAGAACTTTCAACAAATCCTCTTGCTCCAGGAGAATCATCATATTTAGTATAATGAGGAAGTGTTCTATGTTCAAACCCATAAGGAATACGTTTACCATCTACATTTTGTTGTCCAAGACAAGAAATCATAAATGAAATATTAAGATCAGAACCTTTTGAACCAGCTTGTACCATTGTAACAAATCTATTTCCTTCAGATAAATTTTTAAGTCCAATTTTACCTGCTTCAGATGTAGCTTGATTCAAAATACTATTTACTTGAGTTTCAAATTCTTCTTCATTTGTTTTCCCTGTATTATTTTCAAATATACCCAATTGAACTTGGTCTATCAAGTTTTTAACTTCAGTTTTTTTATTCGTAATAACTTTAACAATCTGGTCATTTGTGCTTTGATTAGAAATTAAATCACTAATACCAACACTAAATCCAGCTGTTTTCATATATTCAGTAACAATATTTTGTAAATCATCAATAAATTTGGCAGACGCCATATTGCCAAAGTCATTACATACGCGTTGTAATAATCCTCTAGATCTTCCACCTAAAACTCCTTTATCCATTTGTCCACGAATATATTTTCCATTTCTAATTTCAATCTTATTTTTAATGGATAATGGTGGCATAATTTGACTTAAAATATTATAATTTGATATTCCACCTTCTTTTTCTATATCTTTTAATAATTCATTCTCATTGACACCATTAAACATCATAAGTAATTCCATTGCTTGTCTTGGACTGAATTTTATATTTTCTCTTGAGAATAAGTATGAACCAAGCATTGAATCTTGATAAATACCAATAATTGATGCGTTATTAGCTGGACTTACTATTTGGTATTGAACTGCTGCTAAATTTTTTAATTCTGCCTCGGATTCGGGATCCTGTGGCATATGTAAATTCATTTCCATGAATTCCCTAAGGTTTCCCATAGGGCCAGACTATACCTTAAGCCTTATCAGGTTGATTAAACCATCATATAAGACCCATAACCGTCTAGTCGTTGAACCTTCCTCATACTCTTATCATAACAAGTTTAGAGGCTTGGCTGCGGATTGTCCAATCCTTTACATTTTTACCATTGGGTTCGGCTATTAACCGAGTTCCTCACAGATGTTTCCAAAAGTGAGTGGTAGTAAAGGCTCTAAGAAGTTTCCCGCAATTTGGTCATGTAGCTAAATGATTCTTTAAATTTTGTATAAATTCTATTGCACTTAATTTACTTTTATCTAATGGTATATGGACACCACCAAAATCTGCTTTACATTTTTCAATGTATACATACCAACCGTATTGCTCATTATTTCTATTTAAAGGTTTAATATATTTTTCAATATCATCTTCTATATTTTTAATATTTTTAAACCTTTCAGCTTTTTTATCTTTAAAATAATTAATTACACCATTGGACACTCTTTTTTTGCTTTCATCACTATGAGTAAATACACTACCACCATTTTTAAGATTATATCCGTCTGGATACAAACTTTTTAATTCTTTAATATAGTGTATTTCTCTTTCATCAGCTAATTTAATATCACAATATTCAATTAATTCAACCATAAAATTATTAACTCCATATTTACGAATGGCGTTATTTAAATAATGCGATTGATTTTTTTTAGTTGAGAAAGCTTCTGAAATGTGACACCTAAATCTTCCTTCGTGTCCATATGGTCTATATCTCTTATGATTTAATATATGTGAAACTGCTTGTCCTACATATATCTTATCATTTATGAGATTTGTAATTTTATATATTTCGCAATATCTTTCAGTTGGATTATCCAAAATTTCTTTTGACAGTTTTGGGTATTTTGATGGTTCCATTATAATATATTTTATAATTTTCTATTTAAGTGCTTTTTTTAAGAATCATTTAACTAGGGAGTAACACGCTTTTCACGCTCCCTGTTGGAGACAAAATGTTTTACATATGTCTATCTCCGTCAAACGGTTGTTCCTTAAGGTTTCCCAAAAGGCCGGACTGTATCTTAAGCAGATTCAGGTTTGTTAGACCATCATTATCTACCGACTTCCGTTCAGTCTCTGAGTGCCCTCCATTTCCTCACAATAACGGATTTAGGAAGTTACACTGCGGATTGCCCAATCTCTCACATTATTACCATTGGGTTCGGCTATTAACCGAGTTCCTCACAAATGTTTCCAAAAGTGAGTGGTAGTGAAAGCTCTAAGGGGTTTCCCGCAACAAGAAATCTTGCCTCATAAAGAGACTAGGGGGTAGCACGCTTTTCACGCCCCCTGTTGACGACGTTGACTAGTTAGTCGTTTTTGTGACCAAGTTTCATCACAAAAATTTCATCGGCATTGTATGGCTTTGTGTCGGCCACATTCATTCTAAAAGTATCACCTTGTTTCATAATTCTAGCAATATGACACATCATACTCATTCTGTGAAGAGTAGGTTGTCGGTTAAATAGAATTGCGTCACCATCCATCATATGACGATGAACAATATCACCTTCTTCAAGAACAATTGAATTACGATCAGTGTAATATCTTAATGTAATTGATTCGCCATTTTTTTTCTCCAACATTTTAGCACCAGGTTCTCCATTTTGTCCTCCATCAGGCCCATTTCTAACTAATTTTGTCAAGAAATCTTTATTAATTTTATTAACGACAACTGGTTTTGTAATATTTTTAGCAATTTTTAAAGGAATACCTAATTCTCTAATTGATATGTTAGGATCAGCAGTAATAACTGAACGAGCACTAAAATCAACACGTTTAGCCATCAAATTTCCTCTCATTCTTCCACCTTTTCCATTTAAACGATCTTTAATTGATTTTAATGGTCTTCCTGAACGTTGTGCTACAGCTGCTACCCCTGGAATTTTATTATCAACTTGAGTTGCAACATAATATTGAAGAACAGTTGTCCAATCATCTATAACATTTGCTGGAGCATTATTTTGAATTTTTTCCTGAAGTGTTTTATTTGTTTTTATAATATTTACTAAAATATGACTCAAATCATCTTCCGATCTTTGTTGTGAATCATATTTAACAGATGGTCTTACAGCTGGAGGTGGAACAGCCATAACTTGGCAAATCATCCAATCGGGTCTTGAATAAATTGGACTAAATCCCATAAATGAAACATCTTCATCTGATATTCTTTTAAATATTTTTAAAAACATTTCAGGGGTAATTTTTATAATCATTGGTTCTGTTCCTGCTTCTTCACCTTTCCATTCAGCATAAATAGTTGCTAATCCTTCTTTTCTAATTTTATTAGGTTGAAGACAACCACATCCATCTTCTGTATCTTCACCACATCGCTTAATTTTACTAGCTAATGAAAATACATATTTCCATCTAGCATCTCCTTGAAGTTTTAATGCTTGTTTATATTTCTCTTTACTTACTAATAACTTGCTACATTTAAAGCAAATACATCGGATAATTTTTTGAATACTATTTAAGTATTGAATATAAAATACTGGTCTTGCTAATTCAATATGTCCTGAATAACCTGGAGTTTGCATATAATCTAATCCATCAGTTGGACATATTAGTCCGGGTTCTAAAACACCCATTCTTGGATCAAACAAACCTCCAATTACTGGTTTATTATTAATATAAGTATCTCTGCTTGTAATTTCAGCAACAGAACTTTTTCTAATTTCATCAGGTGATAATATACTAAATTGTATACCAATAACTTTTGAAATATTCATTGAATTGTAATTTGAATTTGTTGATTTTGACATTTCTTCTATAATATATCATTATAGTTTTAAATTGTTTATTATTCAATTTTTTATTAAATTTAAATTAATTTTAATTGTACTAACTATAATTATCAGATGTATAATTTTACATTTAATTTTAAATTAAAATAAAATTGATTTTAATTTAAAATTAAAAAATTAAGATATATAATATAGAATGAGTCGCGACAATTCAAATAAATTATCTAAAAGAGAGCAAGTTAAGCGTTCTAATAAGAAGGCTGATATTAATCTCAAAAAAAAGAAAAATGAAGATTCAGATAGTGATAATGGAATTGATTCTGAATCTGAAAGTGATGAAATGGATATACATGAATTTCGTAAGTATGTACAAAAAATATTTCCATCAAAACATTTGACTAATAAAATTAAGGCCGGCGAAAAAATTAAAAAAATAATGGATGATGAAGTTGAACAAGAAGTTAGTCCTAAAAAATCTAATAAAAAAGGTGTTAAAAAAGGTGAACAGAAAGTTACTTCTAAAAAGAGATCATCGAATAAAAAAAGTGAGGAAGAAGAATGGGAAACTTCTTCAGAATGTGAAGAAGAAGAACCTATTAAAAAGAATAAAAAAAATCGAAATAAATCTAAAAGTAAGAAAACTAAAAAAGATAAAAAAAATGAGTCAGATGATGATTATGTTTCCACTTCTGATGATGACGATGACGATGACTCTGATTATGAAGATGAAGAAGATGAAGAAGATGATGAAGATGAAGATTATGAAGAAGAAGATATAAAACCCAGTAAATATAACATAATATTTACTATTGGTGGAACAGATGAATATGAAGATGAAGATGAGTGGGATGATTATGACTCAGATTATGAAGATGAAGATAATATTACAGAAGATGAAGATGAAGAAGTATCAAGTGATGAATCAGATGATGAAGATGAAGACGAAGATGAAGACGAAAAAGAGGAAGATAAAGATGAAAAGGTAAAACCTAAAAAAAAATCTAAACAAGAAGCTCAAAAAGAAGAAAATAAGTCATCAAAATTAGAAGTAGAAAATTTGAATGATAAAAGTGAAGTGCTAATAAAGCTTAAAGAATTATTATCAACAAATCCAAAGGATAAATCAATTAAAAAATGTATTAAAACATATGAAGAAGATATTAAAAAAACACAGAAAAAACAAGAAAAGAAGAATAAAAAACAAAAAGCAAAAAATATGAGAATATTTAGAAAAATTATAAGTGATAAAAATACGATGAATGACTTTTCATTTTATGAAAAGTTAGAATTAGAAAATCAACATAAACTTATAAAAGAATTAAGAGAGATAAATAAGATAACTAGAATTGAAAAACCTTATCGTATTACACTTCTTGAGTCAAATATTCCAGTTCAATTTAAAGCTGCTGCTATGAAAAAAATCAATTCATTAAGATATATGGAACCTGGTAGTGGTGAATTTTATAAAATTAAAAACTGGGTTGATACATTTATGAAGATTCCATTTACAGACTATCGTGAACTGCCTATTAGTATTGAAGATGGTGTAGAAAAATGTCACGAATTTATGGAAAATTCTCAAAAAATTTTAGATGAAGCAGTGTATGGTTTAAATGATGCTAAAATGCAGATTATGCAGATGCTTGGACAACTACTTACTAATCCAAAAGCAATTGGAACAGCTATTGCGATTCATGGTCCACCAGGAACAGGAAAAACAAGTTTAGTTAAGGAGGGAATTAGTAAAATTTTAAATAGACCATTCGCATTTATTGCTCTTGGTGGAGCTACTGATAGTAGTTTCTTAGAGGGTCACGGTTATACATATGAAGGAAGTACTTGGGGTAAAATAGTTCAAATTTTGGTTGATAGTAAATGTATGAATCCAGTTATTTATTTTGATGAATTAGATAAGATAAGTGATACACCTAGAGGTGAAGAAATAGCTGGTATATTAACTCATTTAACTGATACAACTCAAAATTCTCAATTTCATGATAAATACTTTTCAGAAATTAATTTTGATTTAAGTAAATGTTTATTTATATTTAGTTATAATGATGAAACGAAAGTAAATCCTATTCTAAAAGATAGAATGTATAGAATTAAGACAAAAGGATATTCGTGTAAAGAAAAGACAGTTATTGCAAATAACTATTTGTTACCAAAAATTAGAGAACAAGTTAAATTTATTTCAGATGAAATTATTATTCCTGATGATGTATTAGTATATATTAATGATAATTATTGTAATAAAGAAGATGGTGTAAGAAATATGAAACGATGTCTTGAAATTATTTATACAAAATTAAACTTATATAGATTAATGAAACCAGATTCTAATTTATTTGAAGGTGAAATTGCTTTGAAGGTAGAATTTCCTTTTAATGTTACAAAAGAAATAGTAGAAAAATTGATTAAGAGAGAATCTGATGGATTAGAGGTTTGGAGAAATATGTATTTATAAAATGATTTAAATCTATTAATAATAATAATAATAATAATAAATAAAATGAGTTTAGAATATTATTTATTATGTAGAGAAAAATATGAACATATTTTAAAATATTTAGAAAGTATAGAAAATTTATATGATGAAATGATTGAAATTA